AGAGTTTACAAGAAAAGATCGGAGTAGGAGCTGACGGAGCTTTTGGTCCTGGTACAATGAAAAAAGCAATGGAGTTTTATAAATTGACTCCGGTAAGAGCAGCACATTTCTTTGCTCAAACGTCACACGAATCAGGAGGATTTAAAGCATTCTCTGAAAACTTAAACTACTCAGCACAAGGACTTCAAGGTATCTTTGGAAAATACTTTCCAGGTAACTTAGAAGAGTCTTACGCTAGAAATCCAGAGAAGATTGCCAATAGAGTTTACGCATCTAGAATGGGTAACGGTGATGAAAAATCAGGAGATGGTTTCAAATTTAGAGGAAGAGGTGCTCTTCAATTAACTGGTAAAGAAAACTACGCAGCATTTGCTAAGTATTTAAACAAGCCAGAAATTATGACTAATCCAGACTTAGTAGCAACAACTTATTCATTTGAATCAGCAATGTTCTTCTTTGACAAAAATAAATTGTGGGAGATATGCGACAAAGGAATTAATGATGCAGCCATATTAGCTCTTACAAAAAGAATTAACGGGGGTACTCACGGATTAGCAGATCGTTCAGAGAAAACTAAAAAGTATTACGAATACGTTAAATAGGTAAATATAAGATGAAAACTTCACTATTAATTACATTATCATTGACAACAGCATTAGCATTTATTGGTACATATTTTATGCACCTAACAGCCGATAACATCGAGCAATTCCTAGCAGTAGGATTGGTTGTCTTTGCTGATGGCTTCTTTGGCATATGGGCCGGAGTTAAGAGAGAAGGATTTCAGACTTGTAAAGCATTAAGTGTATTAAAGACATTTGGTTTCTGGACAGTAATGCTGGCAGCCATCTTATCAATAGAAAAAGGATTTACTGGAACATCTTGGTTGAGTGAAACCATTATGGCTCCTTTCTTAGTGTTCCAGTTAGTCTCTATATTGAAAAATGCCTCAATGGTAGGTATAGTTAAAAACGAACTAGTAACACAAATACTAGACAGATTAGATAAACACAAAGGAGACAGAGATGTTACAAAATAAGCAAAACTTATTATTGGTTATAGTAATTGTATTAATAGGTTATAATATATTTACTACAAACAGTATTAGAACAGACGTTAAAGGATATGAACAAAGAATAGATTCAGTCCAAACTAAAATAGATTCAGCACAAGTAATCAATAAACAAATCGATGTTAAGATCGATTCAGTAAAAGAAAATGTAATTTCTATTACAAAAGAAATACACCACATAGATAATACCATAACAATTGTAAAAAAACAAACAGATGAAAAAATTAATACTGTTGATAAGTTTTCTAATGCTGAGCTTGAATTCTTTTTCACAAACAGATACCACCAAGGTAACACTGCCAACTAAGGTAGTAAGACTAGCAGCAAAAGATTTAGTTCGCTATGATGGATGTAAGGTAGAATTAAAACTTACTCAAGATAAAGTAATTAAATTACAGGAAAGAGAAGTACAAAAAGATACTATCATCAACTTCTTAACTGTTAAAGATAAGAACAATCAGTTCATCATTGGACAGAAAGATGTTCAAATTGGAGAGTACAAAGGAATGACTGATGACTTAAAGAAAGAATTAAAAGGTCAAAGGAATAAAACATTCTGGTATAAAGTGTTAGCTTTTGTAAGCATATCCACAACACTATACTTCGCAAAATAAATTAAATAAGGCTTGTTTTTACAGGCCTTTTTTCTTATATTATAGTTATATAAAAATGTTATTATGAACGACAGAGAAGCGATCTTTACTATTGACGAGCCAAGTCAAAAGAAAGAACTAGTAAACCATCCAAACCATTACGGAGGAAAAGATAATCCCTACGAAGCCATAAAAGTTATTGAAGCCTGGAATTTAGGTTTCTGTTTAGGAAATACCGTTAAGTATATTGCCAGAGCTGGAAAGAAAGATGCTACAGTTCAAGAGCTTGAAAAAGCTTTATGGTACTTAGAAAGAGAAATCAAAAAACTAAAGGATGGTAAAAAAAACTCTTAAACAGGTAAGCCTGATAAGAGACTTCTGTAATCCAGTTATAGATTACAATATCAGCAAATCCATATCGTATAGTCAGACCTTAGCATACAATACTTGTCCACACCAATGGGCATTGAAATATGTTAAAGGATTGCAAGAGTATAAGCCTTCCATTCATACAGTCTTTGGCACAGCAGTACATGAAGTAATGCAGGAATGGTTAACAGAACTCTATGAAGGAACAGTAAAGAAGTCAAATGAAATGAATTTGAATGCTCTTCTACTGGAGAAAATGCACACAATTTATGCTCACGAGAAAGAAAAGTACGGAAAACATTTCTCTACCTCTCAAGAGCTTTCTGAGTTTCATAATGATGGTATTGAAATTCTAGAGTACGTTCGTAAGAAACGCTCTGTTTACTTCGGTACCAAGTACTATAAGCTGGTTGGAGTAGAAATTCCTCTTATACATAAAATATCTGACAATGTTTTCTTCAAAGGGTATATCGATATTGTTCTCTACGATGACCAAGACGATAAGTATATCATTTTAGATATCAAAACATCAACTTCAGGATGGAATGACTACGCAAAGAAAGATGATAAAAAGCTAGCACAGTTACTTCTTTATAAAGAATTCCTAGCAAGACAATTTGATATAGATGTTGATAAGGTAGATGTAAAATATTTTATTGTAAAGAGAAAGGTTCCTAAAGATCCAGAATTTGCAGCAATGGGTAGAAGAGTTCAAGAGTTTGTACCTCCATCAGGAAAGATTAAAAGAGGTCAAGCCACTACAGCACTTACAAAATTTATTAACGATGCTTTTGATAGTCATGGACAGTACATCGATAAAGAGTACGACAAGACTCCTTCAAGATCAAATTGTATGTTCTGTGAATTTAAAGGAACAGAGCACTGTCATGCAGGTGTTTTAGGATAAGGGTATATTTATATATACATATAATTATATAAACAATGAACACTAAAAAATTAACATCGGTTAAGGTAGAAGAAGATCTTCTACAGGAATTTAAAGAACAGTGCGTAAGGCATAAATTTTCTCTACAAAAGCTTGTAGACAGAGCAATTTTTTTATATCTTACAGAAGATAACTTCAAGCAAAAGTTACACACACAAACAAATATTAAATTAAAATAGTTACATGAAAGAAAAATTTCGTTATGTTAAGAAGGAGGATCGTAAAAAGATTCTCTTGTTATGCGATGATATTAGGATGCATTCCGGTATCGCAACTATGGCCAGAGAGATTGTTGTAGGAACATCTCACCACTTTAATTGGGTCAATTTAGGAGCAGCTATCAATCATCCAGAAGCAGGTAAAGCATTTAATATCTCAGCTGAGGTAGGAAAGTTAAACGGTATAGAAGATGCTGATGTAAAGGTAATTCCTAACAATGGTTATGGAGATGCTATGCAAATAAGAAATTTAATTGCTCAAGAAAAACCAGACGCTATTTTTATATTTACTGATCCAAGATACTGGACTTGGTTGTTTGAAATAGAAAGAGAGATTAGAAATGAAATTCCTTTAATGTATTTAAACATTTGGGATGACTATCCAGCACCTCTGTATAATAAACCTTACTACGAGTCATGTGACTTATTGATGGCAATCTCAAAACAAACTAAAAATATTAATGAAATAGTTTTAGGAGAAGCAGCTAAGGGTAAGCTACTTAAGTATGTTCCTCATGGAATAAACGATAAGCATTTCTTTCCTATGACTTCAGTAGATGAATTAGAAACACTAGGTAAATTTAAGAAAGACTTATTCCAAGGAAAAGATATCGAGTTCGTAGCATTCTTCAACTCTAGAAACATTAGAAGAAAATCTCCAGGAGATGTAATTCTTTCTTATAGAATGTTCTGTGATTTGATCGGAGAAGAGAAAGCTAAGAAATGTGCCCTTGTAATGCATACACAAGCTGTAGATGAAAATGGTACAGATCTTTATGCAGTAAGAGAAGCAATTTGTGATGACAGTTATGTAAATGTATTCTTCTCACAAGAGAGATTAGATACTCCACATATGAACTTACTGTATAATATAGCAGACGTTGGAATGCTTATCACTTCAAATGAAGGATGGGGGTTGTCTTTAACTGAAACTATGATGGCTGGTAAGATGATTATTGCCAACGTAACAGGTGGTATGCAAGATCAAATGAGATTTACAGATGAGAACGGTAAGTGGATTGACTTCACTTCAGACTTCCCTTCTAATCATAGAGGAACATATAAGGAGTGTGGTGAGTGGGCAGTCCCTGTATTCCCTTCAAACATTTCAATGGTAGGCTCAGTTCCAACTCCTTATATCTTTGATGATAGATGTCGACCAGAAGATGTAGCTAAAGCTTTAGAAGAAGTTTACAACATGGGTAAAGAGGAAAGAAACAGAAGAGGAGCACTAGCAAGAGAATGGGTAACATCAGATGAATCAGGAATGTCAGCACGTCAGATGTGTGAGAATGTACTTGATGCAATGGATGAAACATTTGAGAAGTTTGTTCCTAGAACTAGATTTGATCTTTACAAAATAGAGGACCGACCAAAAAAATATATCACACATAAATTAATATACTAGTTATGAGTAAACCTACATTAGTAGTAAGCTGCCCTATCGATACATATTCAGGATACGGAGCAAGAGCCAGAGACTTTGTACAATCGATTATCGATACAGATAAGTATGATGTTAGAATATTATCACAGAGATGGGGTAATACTAGATTTGGATATTTAAAAGATCACGGAAATGAATCTCTACACTCTAGAGTTATTACACAACTAACACAACAACCAGACATCTGGATTCAAATTACAGTACCGAATGAATTCCAAAAGGTCGGTAAATATAATATTGGAGTAACAGCTGGTATTGAGACTACACTTTGTGATCCTTCCTGGGTACAGGGATGTAACAATATGGACTTAGTTATTGTATCAGCACAACATGCTAAGAAAGTATTTGAAGAAAGTAAATTCAATATACAAGATGAAAAAACAGGTCAAGTAACAGGAGTAGTTGAATTAAAAACTAAAGTTGAAGTAGTATTTGAAGGAGCTAATATAGAGAAGTATATGCCATTGGCATGGCCAGTAAAACTAGACTTAGATAGTATCGATGAAATGTTCTGCTTTTTAGTAGTAGGGCATTGGTTACCAGGAGTAATTGGAGAAGATAGAAAGAATATTGGATATACTATCAAAGCATTCCTTGAAACATTTAAGAATAAGAAATCAGCACCAGCACTTCTTTTAAAAGTACAAGCAGGATCAGGAACATCTATTATGGATAGAGAAGCTGTATTGGATAAAATTGATGAAATAAAAAAAACTGTAAAAGGAAAGTTACCAAACATACATCTTCTACATGGAGAGCTATCTGATGCTGAGATGAATGAGCTATACAATCACGGTAAAGTAAAAGCAATGATCTCTCTAACAAAAGGAGAAGGATTTGGAAGACCTTTATTAGAGTTTAGTTTAGTAAACAAACCAATTATAGTATCAGGATGGTCAGGTCATACAGACTTCTTAGATAATAAATTTACAAAACAAATAGGAGGTCAACTCACAAACGTACATCCTTCAGCTGCAATTGATAAGATGATACTAAGAGAAAGTCAATGGTTTACACCGGATGATATGCTAGTAGGCAAGGCATTAAAAGATGTCTTTGAAGATTATAAACCATATAAGGAATTAGCAAAGAGACAGGGTCATAAGAGCAGAACTGAGTTCTCTTATGAGAAGATGAGAGAGACGCTAGATAACCTTCTAACACAGTACATTCCTGAGTTCCCTAAGCAAGTACAGTTAAAGCTACCTACGCTTAAGAAAATAGAATTACCACAGGCTAATAAAGTTGAAATACCAAGGCTTAAAAAAATAGAATAATGGAAGAAAAAATGTCAATCTGTCCACACTGTGGAGGAAATGCTTGCTATGAACAAGCAGTAACAGAAGAAGTAACAACAAGCTTTTGCTTTGGTTGTGGATATTCAACTTCAACTCTAATGGTTGAAGGAGGAGATCTAGTAGCAAAAACACTAGAAGCATCACCAGAACTTTATAAAGATCTTATGTTTATTGACGAAGATAAGAGAGTATGGTTCCCTTCAACAGTTACTCTTCCTGGTAAGGGAATGGTATTCTTAGATGGTACAGCAAAAGAGAAT